ATCGGGAGGAGCCGGATGTTGTCGGCAAGCTGAATGACGGTCAGAACGTCTATGCCTACAAATATGCCGCTGGCGGCCCTGCGCAGATCGGCCTGATGGCCGATGAAGTGGCGCAGCGGTATCCAGAGGCCGTTGGGCGGCGTCCTGATGGCCTGATGACGGTCGACTACGGCAAGGCCACTGAAGTGCCCGCGGCGATGTCCAGCGGCCTTGGGGCGGCCCGTATGGGCGGCGCAGTGACCGATGGCGGCGACTACGCCCGCGGCGGTTATGCGATTGGAGGTCATTTATCCTATGTTGACCCTACAGATCCGGGCGCGTCTGATAAGCGCAAAATGGAAGTCCTTCTTTCCAGTCATAGGTCTGGATCTGATGCCTCTGTTCCGACAAAAATGAATATCCCGACCGGCGCCATTCAGGCGTCGCAGGGGTTGCAGCCGGCGCGTATGAGCGGGAGGCAGCGGCAGGAGGCCACATCCCTTTCCGGTCTTTTGGGCAAGGGCGCCGAGATGGGCGAATCGGCGGCGAAGCTGGCGAAAACATACGACTTTTTTAAAGACAGGTTGTTTAAAGGAGATGGTAGCCCCTCTACGGCCGCTATTAAGGCTGCTTCTACATCATATCCGGGCGGGGAACTTTATGCTTCCGGCGGCATGCCGTCGATCGACATCCCGACGGAAGCTATCCGCGCCTCCCGTGGCCTTGAGCCCGCGCGCATTTCTTCTGGCTCAGGCGAGGAGGAGGACGACGGCATCCTTGGCGGCCTGAGCAAGGCTGCGGATATCGGCTCAAAGCTTGCCGGCATCGGCACCTTCGCCATGAAGGCAGCGCCGTTTGTGATGTCGTTGTCTGATCCCCGGGCGAAGACCGGCGTGCGACATGGTTACGCCGATCGTGGCGCAGTGCCTGATGAAGGTGGCCTTGACTACCTTGCGCGAACGCTCGTTCGAGAAGCAGGCGGAGAAGGCGAAAAAGGCATGGAGGCTGTTGCCGATGTTATCCGCAATCGCCTTCAATCTGGCCGCTACGGCTCGTCACTTCAGGATGTGGTGACGGCTCCAAAACAATTTTCACCATGGAACCCGGAATCCCGTGGGACGCGCGCTGATCCGCGCCTGGTTGACCCATCTAGCGAAGCTTATAAAACCGCTCTCGGCATTGGCCAGCGCGTAATGGGCGGTGCGGAAGATATCACTGGCGGAGCCACGCATTTTTATAACCCTGATCTTGCTCGCCCAAAATGGGGCGAAGGCATGCAGGGCGCTCAAATGATTGGTCGTCACAAATTTGGCCGCGCTGATGCTGGATCTCGCCCACTTGCCTATACGGCGATGGACCGATCCGCCGGCGAAGACGGCCTTGGCGCCATTAATCGTGTGGCGGATCGCGGAAGCCTTCGCGCTGACGCTGGGGAGGCACCTTCGGCTGCGGCTCCTCCTCCCGCCGGACTTGGCGCGGCAAAGCCTGCGGAAGAGCCGGGCTTCATGGATAAGTATGCGCGCGAGGAATATATCGTGCCGGGCCTCGTTGGCCTTGCTGGCGCGGTAGAAGGCGCGCTGTCGGCACCTACCACATCCCTTGGCGCGGCACTGGCCCGCGGGGCGGCGACGGGTATTGGAGCCGGCGCGAAGGCTTATGAGGATATTCTGACCGCGCAGCCGACAAGGGAGCGGATCAGACAAGAAGCTGGCAAGATCAAAACTGAAGCAGCAAAGATTGCTGGCGCTGATACGGAAAAAGTTCGTGCCGAAACCGCGGCCCTCAGAGCCGGCTTGTATCAAATCATCCCGGTTCCGGGTGAAGGCGTTCTTCTTATTGACAAGAGCAATCCGCAGGGCGGATTCATCAAAATCATGGAGGCAGATGGGACGCCTGTCGCCGGCAAAGAACATCTTGCTAATGAAATAAAATCTCAGCCCGGCGGAGGTATGCGACCAACGCCTTCCGAGGCTCCGGTTGAACAGCCGCATCCATGGGAGTCGCCATCGGTCACGGCCCCTCCAAAAGATTTCAAGCCGGCCAATCAGGCAATGCTCGCAATTGATCCGGCCGCTGCTGAACAGGCCAAGTCAAGCGGATATGCTGAGGCTGAAAAGGCTCGATCCTCTGGATCTGACGCTTCTCGTCAAATGATGCGTATCAAAGAAATGGAAGAGGCTGTTCGTCAAATTGATTCACCAAAGGGTGGTTGGTTGACAAAACAGGGTCCTTGGGCGGATCAGAGATTGATGTTGGCCAAGAACATAAATTTCCTTTCTTCTGCCATCACCGGTCGCACGCCGATTCCAGAGGAAGAAATTGCATCTATGGAAGTGCTAAACAAAGATGCCTTTAGGCTTGGCGCCTCTGCCGCGTCCGGCTTTCAGGGGCATCCGGCTCAGTCCATTATTCAGCAATCTGTTGTTGCAACGCCAAGTCTCGCGAATACCAAAATGGGGTATCAGCGGCTTCTTGCCGGGCTGAAAATGGCGGCTCAGTATGAGCAAGACCGCGGCAAGTTCTTCAGCAATTACTACAATAAGTTCCACAATACGATCCAGGCTCAGGAGGCTTTCGATAAATATAATCCTCCAGAGCAGTATGCCAGACGCGCAGTTTCATCCGTAATCAAGCCTTCTCACCTTGAGGCTCTGAAAAAATACGGGTCAAATATAGCAGACCAAATAGACAAGATTTACGGGGCTGGAACGACACAAGTTCTGATGGGGATGTAACAATGGTTGATCGCTATCAAGCCCCACCGGAAGGATTTCAGTTGGATCAGGCTGAAGAGCCGGTGAGAGAACGTGCGCCTGCCCCCTCTCAATATGCAAAGCCTCCTTCTGGGTTCGCTCTTGAGCCGCTTGAGCCTGCGGCACCGAAAAAGCCTGTTGCGCCCGTTCCCGCTGGGCCCTTGTCCACAGGACAAATGTTTAAGTCTGCGTATGAGCATGCTGTTCCTAGCGCCATCAAGACGGCGCAGGAAATTGTGCATCCGTTCCTGCATCCTCAAGAAACATATGAGGGGCTAAAGACGATCGGCTCCGGCCTAATTTCGAAAGCCGGCATCCGGCCCGATCCAGAGTCCGAAAAGGCTCTTTCTGCGATCGGCGATTATTACGGTCAAAGATACGGCGGCATCGAAGCCGCCAAGAGATCTTTTGCCGAAGATCCCTTTGGCGTTGCTTCAGACGTTGCCACGGCTTTAACCGGCGGCGGCGGCGCTTTGAAGGGTTTAGGCAAAGTTGCTGAACTCGGATCATTAGCGAAAACCGCAGGCGGCCTTGGCAAGGTCGGCGAAGTTGTGGGTGAGGCTGGTCGCTTTGTCGATCCTGTTACCGCGGCGGCAAGCCTGACTTCAATGGCAGCAGAGCCTATCACCAAGGGCCTTACGCCTTTGGCGCTAAGCTTCAAGTCGGGTAAAACACTAACATCCCTTCGTCAGGCTGAAGAGGCCGGCGCGACTGCAAATCCGGAGTTCTGGCGTCACTATAAGGGTGAAGGAAAGCCTGAAGAAGTCATTGACGCCGTCAAGGGATCAATCGACAAGATCAAGGATGAGCGACGCAACGATTATTTGAATTCAAGTCAGGGCTGGAAGTCCAATCAGGCTCAGCTTGATATGACACCTGTCATTGGAGCCTTTTTGCAGCATAAGCAGCAATTTGCCCCAACAGGAACGACGCCTGTCTATATGGCTCCTGCGATGCAGGATATAGGCAATACAATAAATCACTGGTCAAAGTCTGGCCGCACGATGGCTGACTTTGATTTTATGAAAAGAGATTTGGATAAGCTTTATAATACTCCAAATTTCAGAGGCAATCCTGAAGCACAGGCGGTTCTTACAGGCGTAAGAAACGAAACGTGGAAATCTATTGTAAACCATGATCCGGTTTATGCCGATATCATGAACAAATACGAAAACGCGACCAAAGAAATTAATGCCATCAATCAGGAAGTTGGCTCCAATAAGGCCGCAGCGACGACTCGATTAAAAAAACTTATTGCGGCAAGCGACAAAGGCACGATTGACCGTCTTTTGCAGGAAAATCCAAATCTTCCATATATGATTGCTGGGCAAGAACTGAGCCCACTTATGCCGGAAGGGCTTCGCGGGGCTATTATGTCCAGCCTCGCGTATTCCTTGCCTGCGATGGCGGTCCATCCAGGAGCAATGCTTGGCGCTCTTGGAGCCTCTCCGAAAATTGCTGGCGGCCTGCAATACGGTCTTGGCGCCGCAAGAAAACTTCCGATGCAGGTTGAGAGCATGGCTATCCCGCCTTCTGCCAGGCGCGCAACCATGGCGGCCGAGCAGCCATTTATGGATGAAAACCGCCCTGTCCGCGCCACCGGAGGCCGGATCGGCATGACCGCGGAGCGGCTGCTATCGATGCTGGAAGGCGCAAAGCGAAGCGTCCAGAAGGATACGGAGGCTCTGCTTCAGGAGCCGGATGAAAAGATCGCAAAGGCGCTAACGATCGCCAAAGAAGGAATCTGATATGACCACCAAGACCAATTTGGCGCAGCCTTCCTTCAACAGCACATCATGGAATACGCCGCTCAATTCCAACTTTAACATCACAAATCTTGCTTTTGGCGAGACGGAATCCGTTAACGTCGCTTCAGGCAACGTCACGTTAACAGCCACGCAGGCGCAGAACCAGAGGATTGCTGTTACCGGCTCTCCGGGCGTTGCAAGGACCGTCAACCTGCCCAATGGCGTAACCGGTTCCTGGGTTATCACAAATGGCTCAAACGCCTCTGTGACGATCAAGAGCGATGGCGGTGGCGCGACAGGGACGGCGGTTGCTTCAGGCTACTCAGCAACCGTCTTTGCAGCCGTATCTGGCGCCTCTGTTGAGGTATTTTCCGCTGAAAGCGATGTCATCAGAAAGACAGGTGATACCATGGTCGGGACGCTTAACTGCGCCTCGAATGGATTTACAGTCGGATCAACCCAGCTTTATGTTTCAGGCGGAAACGTCTACACATCCGGCAACTTTTTCGCGACGTCCAACGTCACGGCCTACAATACATCCGATGAGCGGCTGAAGGAAAACATCAAGACGATTGAAGGAGCCGTTGAGATCGTCAAAAAGCTTCGCGGCGTATCTTTTACCAGCAAACTTGACAGCGAAGAATACATTGGCGTCATCGCTCAAGAGATTCAGTCTGTCCTCCCCCAGCTTGTCAGGCAGGGCGAAGAGGATGACTATTTGTATGTCGCTTATGGAAACATTGTCGGCGTCTTGATCAATGCTATTAAAGAATTGGCCGACAGGGTGGAGCGGCTGGAGGGAAATAAATGACGCTGCCTTCTCCCGGCGTATCTTTATCGCTTCAGCAAATAAATGCAGAGTTTGGGCTTGGGACCAACCTTGGAGCCTATCGAGGCGTCAGGTGGTATAAAGATAATGCCGCAACGGGGACGTTCCCGACGACAGATATTTCAATCAATGATTTTTATGAAAAGCGACCCAATAGCCCGGCGACCCCCGCTGGATATAATTTTTATAACGGATCTCCAACGATCGCCGGATACACGAACACGTCTCTTTCCTATAATGCTGGGACGAACGACTACCGCGGCAATTTTACGATACCACTTTACAGCTACATGACCGTTACGATCCGCGGCGCAGGTGGGGGCGGGGGCGGCGCAGGCGGAGCTGTAAGCGCGGGTGGAAGCGGTGGCACAGGGACAGCGTCGTCCTTTTCTTCTTATGGAAGCGCACCTGCTGGAACAGGCGGCCAAGGCTCTGGGTCAACCGTGGGAACGGCTGGGGCAGGTTCTGACGGATCTCCTGCCGGCGGCGCTGGCGGTGGCGGGTGGGGAGCCGGATCAACAAATGGCGCTGCTGGCGGAGCAGGAGGCAAGACAACTCTTGTTCTATATAATCCCGTTTCTGGCAATCCTCCTCCGTATGGCCCTGCGGTTGGCGCAAGTGTTCAGATCATAATTGGAAATGGAGGAACAGGCGGAAGCGGTGGTGGTGGCTTTGATATCTTTGGAAATCCAAGAAATGGAAGTGCCGGTGGTAAGGGCGGCAACGGCTCTGTTGCTATTTACATCCAATGATGATGCATCCCAATGACTTCGAAAAGCTTCTGTTTATTGCGAAACTATTTCTCGTTATCGGGATGGCCATCTATTCGGCCAAAATCCTGAGAGTTGTCTATTTAATGTTACTACAGGCTTTTTACCGCGACGGCGTGATGTAGCAAATCCTTGCATGCGCGTCACAATATGAAACCTTTTCTATTGGATCCGAACAATAAACCGCGCCATATGTGTCATGCATTGAGATAATATAGCGGCAATCTCCGTGCCTCAGATCATCAAGTATCTTACCCTTTTCTGGTTTTGGCTCCAGTTGCAGTTTTTCAGTTTCAATTATTGCAACTTTTTTTATAACAGGCTTGAGCTTTTCTTTGATTGGAGTTTTGTTTTTTAAAACAGTCTGAGGACCCGAACGCAGGTTAAGGCCGTCACGCTTGGCTCGATGAATAATCCCCATAACGGAGTTCCTTGTTATATTTAGGGATTCGGAGATTTGACCGCTGCTTTTTCCTTCCTGCCACAGACTGATAACCATTTCTTTTACATTCGGTTCCATATCGATCTTCCTTTCATAGTATACAAATGTCGAAGAGGTGTTATCATTCAGGTTTGTCAATAATGGAGGCTCAGATGAGCGCACTCATTCCATTCTTTGCACTGACGGACATGGCCTTCTGCATCGGGGCTTTACTTGCCTGTGGCATTTTGACGCACCACTTACTTTTTTTGATGGTGTCTCAGCCAAAGGCAATTCCGGTGCGAATCAGACGCCGGCGCCCGTTCTAGATAGATTTGCACTCCTGCCGGTATTTTGTAACCCACTTGCACTTCACCGGCGCCTGCATGCCTGAACTGTAGTAGCCGTTCGTATCATCAATTCTTCCACGCACGCACGCGGCAAGGGTTAGCGTCAGCATGCCCAAAAGTAAAATTGCAAAAAGGGTCTTTTCGAGCATCAACATCATTTTTACTTCCTATCTGCATTATCAGGAAAAAGGAAAATGCGACGGCTATTGATGACAGAATCATCGCCAGCGCAATCAGCATCAACGAAGTATCAGGGTTATCCGGATCTCCTGTTTTCATTGCGTCATCCCATTGTCTCCTCACGAATCCCCAAGACATTCTGTTAAATACTCTATCTTTGCTTCCATCTCGGCAATCGTCTTTACTTGTTCGGCCATGATCCTTCGCGCGCTACGCGCCGGCATGTCGGAGATTGCCTTTTCAAGGTCAAGACGTTGCTGCTCGCATTCACTCAAACAGGCTTCTAAGGTAGAAACGCGCCCCTCCATTTTTGCTTTAGCAAGAAGCAATTGCACATCCAATTCTTCAATCCGAGCCTTTGCATGTTTTATAAGGCTTAAACTAGCTCCCGGTAAGTTTTTACAGTCTCCCAAGCCCCATATATCAAGAGCTTCATATAAAGAAATTGTCCAGCCATCCTCTTCCCATGTTTTCATCACTTCTCTCCATTCAGCGCGGCGCGGTTTACTACCTCAAACAGCAATCGCGGTATCAAGTCTGTCTTGTCCTTCCTTGGTCGGCTAGGCACGCTCCAAGATTTACCGGGTGTCTCGCCAATTAGACGCCAACCGCACGCTTTAAGGCTTGTTCCCGGCTCGTCTTGCCGAATATATGTGCCGATGCGCCGATATCCTAAAGCGAACGCGGCTCTAGCAGCTGCGCCGTAGAGGAACGAACAAGCGTTTTTAGTGCCGTCAGAACAGAGGCGCGTTACTTCAAGTGTCGCGCCATCGTCCCTATGCCGAGAAACTGGACGCCCCACTATAACGACCCCAACGATATTTTCACCATCAGTCGCCGCGATTGAGAATTTATGCCCGACAACCGGCGTGTGGTGCCTATGATGGCGCAGCACAAACTCATTTGCCCCTTCCAGATTTATTGGGACGGCGCGCAGCCTGCTCATCCCTTTTCCCCATTCAGCGCGGCGAGGGCGAGACTTGTCATCCAGTACTTTTCAAAATGTTTCGCCGCCTGTTTTGGGTGTTGGTATTGGTACGCCGCATCAAACCAACCTTCTTCGTAAGCGGATTTGACAAGTGCCTCCAATTCCGCAATACGCTTCGCCTTCTCAGCCATCATCTTCTGCGCTCCGTGAGCGGGCATGTCGGCAAGCTGCGCTTCCATTTCTGTGATGTCAGTCATCCCACCTCTCCTCTCGGCGCAATCAATGCTGCCGCCCACATGAGCGCCGTCAAGATGGCGATTATCCAGTAGATCCATCTGAGCATCATGCTACCTCCCATGCCACTTCATTAACGCCGTAAGCCTTCCCATTTTAGGCTTTTGATACGGGCGGGTAACCGGCTCTGACTTGCGAGCAGTCGGCTCCTCGGTTGCTTTTGCTTCACGCTCAGCACGCTTCCTGGCGGTTATCATGCGCTGATACTTCGCCTTCTGCTCTCGGCGCCGGCGAGCTCTTTCTTCCTTCTCCCGATCCGTCAATTCGACCTTGGGCTTCAACGGCCTTTTTGCGCGCATCTTTTCAAGATACGCTTTGTGCTGCTCAGGATCGGCAAGCATCCTTGCATATTTGGCTCTTTTGTATTTCCGCTGCTTCTCATAGTAAGCTTCTTTGAGCGCGGGATTCTCCTCAAACTTTCTCTTGAGCCTTTCATAATATCTTTTGCATGCGCTTCTGTCTGAACCGTTCTTCCGAGCCTCTTTTTCCTGTTGCTTCCTGATATACTCAGGATCAGAAAGAAGCGCAGCACGAGCGGCAGCCACTTTCTCGCGCCTGCGTTGCTTCGCATCCTCCCTGTGCTTTTTTATTCTTTCACGATTGTTTGCACGCCAGCGGCGATCCTGCTCTCGATGCTTTTCACGCCCTTCAGGCGTAGCAAGCGCCCTGGAGCGACGCGCCTTTGCCTTCGCTTTTGCCTCCTCAATCTGCTCAGGAGACATGCGCGCACGTCTTTCTTCAGACCATTTACGCCATTTTGCGCGAAGGATATCCCGCGGGCTAAGGCCGCCTTCCGTCGTATCGTCCATGTCGATCTTCCATATCAATCAGATTCATTTTTAGCATCATCAGGGCGGTAGTCAAATCTCGGATAAACAGGTTCCCCTTCTCCGGTCCATCGATACAGGCTCGAATAAACGCAGTGCGGCGGCCCAAGATCGTTCTCATATTCCCACCCTAAAGCCTCGAACTCCTTCTGGCGATGATGCGGGACATAGGCATAGGTAACACTTGTCATATCAGCCTCGGAAAAATGGGCGCACAAGGCGCCCATCATATCAATAAGACCTGTCTCTGTTAATCAGATCGGAAACTACCGTGTCCGGTATCTTGAAGGCCGGAGGGCTGCGTGGCGCAACAGGCCCTGGCTCCTTCTGCTCAGAAAAATGCGCCGCAAAAGCAAGATAGCTGATGCCGTCGACATAGTTGTCTTCGTAATCGGGACGCTCAGGAATCCGTCCAAGCTTCGTGCAAAGCAGCATGATCGCTACGTCCCGCGGCGTTATCTCTTTATCCAGCATCACCGAGGCGATCTTGGCGATCCTGTAAAAGCACTGATCAGGGCTTCCATATTGCGCAGCCCTGTCCCCAATAGCGCTTGCGGATGCACGCATAGTCTCATCATATCGCATATCAATCTCCTTTGTATGGACCGAGAACCTTTATCTTTCCGACGTATCTATGGTTGATGGCGACGGGACCGCGAGAATAGTATTCACCATCTACGCGATCCTTGTAGAATTCCTCAACAATGATGAAGTCATTTGTTGATAGAGCTTCGACAAGCGCATCAAGGCTTTGAGCCGGGTATTCGGCATTGACCTGATGAACCGAATTGCCGGAATAGGACGGCATATTTAACGTCAGAAGGAATCTCATATATCTCTCTCTTGTGAGCGGCGCGGGCAGACAGAGGCCAAATCCACCCGCGCCATATCAAGGCTGCGGACCAACGCAGCCCTGATTAGTTAACCGAAGTCATCTTCATCAAAAGAGGTCGGCGCAGACACCCGGGTCGAACCCGTCGACGGCGCAGATCCATAGGCAGCAGCGGCAGGAGCCGGGGACGGCGACGAACTACGTGGCGTGTAAACAAGATCCTCAGGACGATTGACCCATCCGGTGATCTCGAAAACAGGCACATAGTTCGTCGACTTCTTCTGCCCTTCCCCAGAAGTCTCCGCGACCGTGTCGAGAAGAGATACGATCGGCAGTTTGCCAGGATTGGCCTTGGCGCCCTCCTGATAGTCCGCAAATAGCTTACGCACGCCCTTCATGAAGGCGCGGGCATTGGATGCAAGCTCGCGAACATCGCCGCCGTTATCCTTCGACAACTTGATCACGAAGCGAACGCCACGCTTGAAGCCTTCACCGGGCGACTCTATCGGCGTTCCGTCCGCCATACGCGACATGTTGAACACAGGCGCAGCGCCGGCAGGGAACATGATCCATCCAGCCTCGACGTTCTCCATGTCAAAAATCGCCTTGAAGCTGCGCGTGATATCAATCTCATTGACGCCATCGGCTCCCTTATCCCGCTTCGAAACACGACCCGCGCGAGCATCATATTTGATGATCGGAAGAAAGTTCGCCCCGGAGGTTTCCGTGAAGAACGAATCAAAATTATAACCAGCCATTTGCTTCTCCTTTGCGCGACGATCTGGCTCGTCGCTTGCCTTCGCCCGTTACGGGCAAACCATTCTGCGAATGCTTTGAGCTTCGCAGCAAACCATTATGCAAGAGCCTTAAGCCCTTGCAGCAAAACCTACAGCATGCTCGGATGAATGTTCTCAAGCTGCTCCAATATCTCATCTACCGTCTCGACAACGACGATGCCGTCCTTACCGCCAAAGCTGATGTGCGAACCATAGTCCTCGCCAGGAAGAATGCAGGCGATGCGCCTCGCGCTTATCAAAACGCCGGCTACATCCTCATCACCCTTAAGCGAGAGAGAAAGATAGCCAAACTTGTTTTCCGGCATGACCATCATGTCAAATCCCCCATATATCCCATGCCATTTTGCGCGTGTCAGGATCGGAAAAGTAGAAGGAGTCCCGATCGGGAACGCAGTATCTCGCAAGAACGCGAGGATCGTCGGATATCGACAGGAAGTTCTGTATCGTCAGCGCGATTCGTTCGAGCGATTTAACATGCTCCGATATGTTCTCCAGACGATATGTGGCCGCTTTCTTTGGCGTGACGTAGGTAAGTCTGCCATCCACATCGCCGCCCTTCGCCGCACAATATAGGGCAACCTGACGAGCGTGCTTGTTGCTGATTTTCGAGGGGAGAGCATGTGTCGTCTTAAGGTCAATAAGGATCTTCTTGTCATCCCACTGGAGATCATAGTAACCGATGAGCGGCACGGCAAGGTCTTCAACATGATATTCAATCTTGCCCTGCGTCGACGTCGGCTTACCATAGGCCTTAAGCTCCTCAAGCCCAACCTTGACCATTTCGGGGACAGCGGCGTCTTCCTTGTCCCGGCGAGGATCAACAGACAGCGCCGTCAGCCGCCAGAACTCTTTTGAGGCCACCTGCATGCATTCCTGCACATGGGCGCCTGTCGTCAGGCCATGGACTATGCCGGCCTCCACAGACGTCCCGCGATGCGCAGCAGCCCCGACCTCTCCCTTTGTCTTCATGCATTTCTGCATGACAAAGGCAGCCGGCGACGCCTCAAAGAGGTTGCAGGAACTGGGGCTTAGATGCTGGATGCCATAGGCGGAAAACGGATCGTTTTTCATAATCCCTCAATCTCGATTCGAGCTGACAATACAGGGGGGAGGAGCAGGCAGGCAACCGTTAACAAAAAATCTTTTGACACAAAACAGATTCGCCCATAGCCTCAAAGCTCCCGCGATCGGGTGTTGATATTTGAATGGAGATGGAGATGGACAGGCAACTTTTTGTGCTGGGTGAAGATATATGGAACAGCATAGACTGCGATGATGTGATTGCTACTTCCAACGCCTTGCAAGAAATTAATATGTTTAAGGCTCCCTTTGAGGAGTTTGACCTCAACATAACAATGTCTGGTCAGCAATACGCAAAATTTATGAAAGTAACCGATGACCCTGAAAGTTATGGGGCTGATGTTTTTATGCCTCGAACCATTAGATATAAAATCAGGTATGATGAGACGGGTATTTTTTTTCAATATAAAATAAAATTAAACAATGGCGATTTTGTCAGTCGCGGGGAAATAAAGAAAAACTTTAATGACAGCGTTAAGTCTGCGGATCACTTTGCCGATGTTTATCTTTCAGTTCTTATAGTTTTGCTGGCAACAAAAAACGCAGAAAAACAAACAGAACAGGTCAAGCGACATGGCCCAAAAAGCCGTAAGCGGCCTCGTGAATACAGATACATAACAACCATCAAAATCGGCAAGATCACAGAGACTATGCGCAGCAACGGCGAAAGCCGCGGTCCTGTTCGTGCGCATCTTCGTCGTGGTCACATTCGCAATCAGCGGTTTGGCGAGGGGCTGAAGGAGATAAAACAGATCTTCATTCAACCTGTCTTCGTCAATGCCGATGAGGGATGGATTGAAAACCAGAGGAAGGAGTATCGGGTAAAGATGTAAATGAGGACGCCTTGACAGACTTATGGCGTCCGTCGCATGCTGAAACCGCCTTCCGGAGCACGGGCATAAGCTGCTTCATAACAACTGAGGTTATCAAGATGTTGAATTCGCATGAGATATCGCTTGTGAAGACGTATCTGTCTTTAGGTCACAAGCAGCATGAAATTGCAGCCCACTTTAACGTAAACAGCGGTCGGATTGCGGAGATCGCAACCGGTCGTGTGGGCGCTTATGTCGCGCCGGCAAAGACTGAAGACTGCCCGCCTATCGAGAAAAAGCCTGCGCGTTTCTTCACGCCGAAACAGTCTCTTGAAGAGCAGATTGCGATCTTTACGGATCTCGTAAATTCTGCGCGTCCGAATGCACCAGCATATGTGCATCTGATCACGCCGCAGTTGGCAGAGTGGTTGCTTAAAAATCGCAACGGCGGCAATCGACCGAGAAGCAGCAAGAACATTGATCTTTACGCTGAAGCAATGGAGGAGAAAGATTGGCCCGTTACCGGTGCAACGATCATTGTTGGCCGGGCAGGATTTCTACTCGACGGGCAGCATCGTCTTTGCGCCTGCGTAAGATCCGGCGAAAGCTTCATGACCTATGTTGTGTTTGGAATTGATGAAGCAAACTTCACAAGGATTGATACGGGACGCAAACGCACAAATATTGATGCGTTTCACGTCGCCGGTATTCCGAATGCAAGCGCCGCAGCCAAAGCGGCGAGGTGGCTCAAAATTCATTGGGATAATCCTGAAGACCGTAGTGTCACATATACGAATGACGACCTCATCAAATGGATCAGGAATGAAGGCGGCATAAACATTGATCTGTTCAATGAATGCGTGTCGCTTGCAATCTCTGTGAAGAAAGATTCGAAGCTTCTGAAATGCGAAATGCCGGATGGGCAGATGGCTGCTCTTCTTTACCTCTTCGCAAAGAAAAACAAAAAGCAGATGCTTGAGTTCGCCAACATTCTTCGCGTTGGGAACAAGCAGCCAGCGATCTCGCTTTACGCCTCTATCAAAAAAGTGAAGGGGGATAGCGGAGGTCGCGTAAATGAGGTTCTTCGCAATGGCCGCGTCATTCAGGCGTGGAATCTCTGGCGTGAAGGAAAACGTGTTTCTGAAAGAAACATCGACTACACACCGCTTTCTGATGAATATCCCCATATCGTCTGATTAACATAAGGGGCGGCGAAGGCCGCCCCTACCACATGAAAGCCTCGACATGACCGCCTATAAAATACATCCGCTTGCGGATCTATTCCCCTTTGCCTCAGAGACCGACTTTGCGACGCTGGTGCAGGACATCAGCCGAAATGGTCTTCTGGAGCCGATCGTCCTTCTTGATGATGCCATCCTCGACGGCCGCAACAGATATCGAGCCTGCGCCAACGCCGGCGTCGAGCCCCGCTTCGTTCAATATGAAGGAAACGACCCCTTATCCTTCGTCGTCAGCAAGAACCTCGCCCGCCGGCATATGGACGAATCCCAGAGGTCTATGGTGGCTGCCAGAATTGCGGATATGCGGCAGGGTCAGAGAAATGACCTTGCTTCAATTGAAGCAACGTCTCAAACACAAGCCGCAGAAATGCTGAATGTTTCCAGAAGCACGGTTCAGCGCGCCAAAAAAGTTCTTGATTCCGGAGATCAAGATCTTATCGCCGCTGTAGATAGCGGCCGCATGCCAGTCTCTGTAGCGGCCAAAATTGCCGGCATCGAAGATCCGGAAGCCCGCAAGGAAATCATAAACGACTCCCGCCCGGATCAGGCGGTAAAGAAATCTGCCCGAAAGCAGAAGGAGAGAAACCTCGCCAAAAAGCAGGTAAGTCTCCCGACAAAGAAATATGGGGTTATATACGCCGATCCGGAGTGGAAGTTCGAAACCTTCTCCGACAACGGGATGGACCGATCGGCAGACAATCATTATCCAACGAGCTCCACCGACGACATCTGCAAGCGCGACATCCCCTCAATCGCCGCGAAAGATTGCGTTCTGTTTCTTTGGGCGACAGTGCCGATGTTGCCAGATGCGCTGAAGGTGATGGAGGCTTGGGGTTTTACATACAAGTCCCAGGCTGTTTGGGTTAAGAACCGGATCGGGACGGGATACTGGTTTCGGAATGCTCATGAAATCCTGCTTGTCGGAACCAAAGGGAAAATCCCGGCTCCGGCTCCGGGTATGCAGTGGCAGTCTGTGATACAGGCTGACGTCGGCGCCCATAGCGAAAAGCCGGAAGTCTTTTATGATCTTATTGAGGAGTATTTCCCGAGCCTTCCGAAGATTGAACTGAATGCGCGTAAATCCCGGGATGGCTGGGATTCGTGGGGAAATGAGGCTCCAACGTCATGATCAAAATTGAATGCATTATGGGCGTCGACCCCGGCGTCTCCGGGGCCGTAGCTTTCTATTTCCCCGAGCATCCGCATCGCATAGCCGTTTATGACATGCCGTCGATCGGCAAGGAGGTGAATGCGCCGCACCTCGCCGAACTGGTTCATCAATACAAGCCCGACATAGCCTTTATCGAATTTGTCCACGCCATGCCGAAGCAGGGCGTCACAAGCTCTTTCAATTTTGGCATGGCTTACGGGATGATGCGCGGCGTCATTGCCGCCTGTGGAATTCCGCAGCAGCTTGTGGCGCCAAATAAATGGAAGAAGCATTTCAACCTGAACGCCGATAAGGAGCTATCCCGCCGGCTGGCGATTCTGACGTGGCCGGAAGCAGGAAAGTTCAATCGGAAAAAGGATGACGGCCGAGCTGAGGCGGCGTTGCTGGCGCTCTACGGCGCGGCCCTGACAAGATAAAAAAAGACCCCCTTGAAGGGGGCCCGTAGTTTGGGAGGAAACGCCCATGAGGCGGGGGCCTCATGAACAAAAAGACCCTATCCCGCCTCTCGATGCCTGGTCAATAATAATCTTCGGTTTGATATAGAGGCCGCCATGAATATTGATTTTGATGACGAGTTCGCTTCGCCGGCGGACTATGCAAAGATCTATCGATCCATCGGTATGCAGGTCGTCCCGGCAAACTTCCCGGGCGAGGTGAAGGAATGGAAGCGCCCGCATTACGATCTGAAATGGAAGCAATATCAAAAGTCGCTGATGAGCGACGAGGAATTCAATAGCCTGTTTGGACCCGGCTCAAGATACGCCAGCCGATCCAATATGGGGATTATCACAGGCGTCTCACCGCGGCGCATCGTCGTCGTCGATCTGGACACGCACAAGAACCCGAAGGCGCAGGAATGGTGGGACGGTATCCACGCCGAGCACGCCTATGGGATCATGACAGAGACCGTGGCCCAGAGAACGGGCGGAGGCGGCTCACAGCACTTCTTTCTGGCGCCGGAGGGCTGGACATGCCCGACAAACAAAAACTCATCTATTGGGGTCGACAGCCGCGGTGACGGCGGCTTCGTGATGATCGCCCCCTCACGGCACGAAAGCGGCAGGAACTACGAGTGGATCGAAGGCTGCGCCCCGTGGGAGATTGAAATTGAGGTCATGCCGGAATGGATGTGCCGGGAGGTGGAGGCCATCCTCGGCGTTGGTGTATCCCAGACAGGATCAGGCGATCGGGTCAGGACAGCAACGCCGGAATATCAGGTTAATCCTCTCGGCGGCGTTGTAGACGGCCGTGAGGATCTGATGATGCGCATCGTCTTCCGGGCGGTGCTCGAACTTTACCGCAGCAGCCCGGAACATCCAAATATTGATACTCAGGCTATGGCGAAGGAAATCGCATTCAGGGGATATCTCGACGCCGTTGAGACGCGGCTTGGCGTCTCTATGGCAGGTAAGGAGGCGGCTCTTGAGAGAGAGGGGCGCGGGAGAAGCCTTTTTGAAAAAAAATGGTCTTCTGCCATGCGGCAGTGGAACGACAAGATCAGTGTGGAGGCCGCCCGCCCTTTTGTAAAACCAGAACCGGAAAGGATTGATCCATTTGCTGAGCCACCACCGGAGCCAGGGACGAAAGAACCGCCTGATGAGCCTTCCGGGGATCAGCCAAATAACAGCCAGAAGAGGCCAGAAGAAGATTTTGACTTTGAAGCAAAGAAAAAGAAGCTTCTGAAGCTTTACACGATGGACGAGGTCGAGGCTCTGGGGCCCGTCCAGGCGCTTATCCAGGATATGGTGGCTGAGAGCAGCCTCGGGTTCATTTACGGCGCCCCAGGCTGCGGCAAGACGTTTGTGGCCCTGTCTATGGGGCTGAGCCTTGCCTATGGCTTCGACAATTGGTTCTGGGACAAGAAGATACTCCGCCCGGGGCCGGTGGTTTACATCAGCCTTGAAGGAAAAGCGGATATTGGCAACCGCCTGAAGGCGTGGAAGATCTTCAATGGCGTATCTCATAACGACGATCGGTTTCGGCTGATCCTCGATGAGGTGAATTTTCTGTCCGACGAAAGCATCAAGCTCTTCGTGGATTCGGTCGATGACTACATGTCGGCGAGGAATGCGCCGGTCATGATTTTCATAGACACTGTTTCTCGCGCGATCGCCGGCGGTGCTGAAAACGACCAAAAGGAAATTTCCAAGTTCATTCAGACATGCGACCGGCTCAAGAACCGATACAATACGAATATGACCGGCATCCATCACTCAGGTCGTCTTGGAGATCATATGCGCGGATCGACAGTCTTTGACGGCGGCGCCGACTACATGTTTCGGATTGAGAGAAAAAAGGAAAATGGTCTTAACGGCATCTTCTACGCAGAGAAGATCAAGGCCTATTCCGACAAGTGGGAGATGCCATTCAGGCTCGTAAAAATTGATCTTGACGACTTCGGAGCACAGTCTTCGCTGGTGGCTACGTCAAAGGAAGATCCCCTCGCAAAGGCGCCAGAAACAGACTTTGGAGGCAACCAGGAGACCGGAAAAGAGCCTGACATGGACACCTGTAAAAGGATGGTTGAGGCCATCGACGCCGCCTGGAGAGGGGGCTATCCATGGTCAAAAGTTAGAAGCCCCGACTCAGATCGAGTCGCGGCGGAGCGCCTCAGTGATTCGTTTAATTACTCCGTTGAGGTCTGTCAGAAGTATGTAAACATATGGCACAGAAACGATGTCATCGTGACCGATAAATGGGGTGACAAGGGGCAGAAGCGTGGCCTTAGAAAAGGGAAGGGGCTGTAAAAATGATGTTTCGTAACCCTCTGTTCCCATTGCCTGTTTTTTACAAAATGGCAAAAAAATACTATATTCGTTGATAACCCTCTGTTCCCATTGCCTGTTTGGAAAAATACTCCCCCCCCCCCTTTAGGGGGATTCCCCCCTCTGCTCGCTCGCTGCGCGCCTGCCGGCGCTGCGCTCGCTGCGCGACAGACGGGAGAAGGTCTTGACGGGGTTGGGGGAGCGGGTGTAACGTTACGACGTTTTTGATATTGGAGGCTATGATGATCGAAGAAGTGATAATAATTAACGAAAACTTTCTGCTCTTTAAAATACCTGTCGAAAAGCCGTCCGAAGAGTGGATTAACTTTCGGGTAAAGACTCGCCGAAAAAAGGGTGAGCCTGTCAAAAGGAGTCGTCTTGCATATAGCCGGGTTCAAAATCGGATGTCTTTCACCAACGCTACAAAGGCGTTTATGGAGAAAGATATCGATGCGTTTAATGAGGTCGTAGACCTTATTCGATTGGCCATAAGCAAGGGTCTTGTGTAAAAGTAAGCTTAGGTTTTTCTTCTTATATCGAAATCAGCATCGAAATCAGCATAGAAATCAGGATCGGCACAAAGATGGCCAGGAAACCTTCCAGAAACAGACCTACGGCTGACCGCAGTGTTCCTGTCAGTAGCTACAAGCCACCGCCGTGGCAGGGGACGGCGGGGATGTTCCTGGCGGGTCGCGAGGCGATCGATGCAGCGAACTATCTGCATGAGCAGATGGAGTCGAAATGGGGCTGCGGCAGGCTGCGGCTTTTGGTCGACGCAAACCTTCGAAACAAGCTGGATCGGCAAAGATATTTGTTCCTTCAGGCTGTCGACGGCGGTCAATTGATCGACGTGCAGCGTGAGGGGCGCAGGATGTGTGCGGCGTGGAGGGCTCTGGATCGGGCTGCGGAGGCTACTGGCGCGTCTCCGACTGATCCGGCGGTATGGGAGCTTGTCGTGCCGTTTGGCATATTCAAGGGGCTGGTTGTGGCGATCGTGAAGGACGATCGGGACGTGGCGAAGGTCAGGGCCGAAGGCCGGCATACGATCGTCTATGGGCTGGACGAGATCGGCAGGCTGATTGGCGCGGATCACTTCAGCCTCACATGCAAGGAGAACTTCCCCGGCGCCGAGGTGGTGACGGCGATAAAGCCGAAGGATCCGGTCAGGCCCAAGCTGTTTGAGGAGGAGGAGGGAATCCTCGACATATCGGCGCCAATAGACGATGTCGCAGGCTTTGCGAGGTCAGACGGCTTTGATGAGAAAAAAGGGGATGTGATTCCCTTTTGATGGTTTTAATGATCAGGATCGAAATGGAGGTTTCATATGCCGGTATCTTTCTGCAACAATAAACATCGTTGGCGGGCGGAAATATTCTTTGAAGGCGCACGCATGCATGTCGGCTATTTCATGCTCAAGGAGGATGCGCAGACGGCGTTTGACGCAGTCATGGAAAAGATCAACGCCGGCAAGATACCGGATAGGCTCAGGACGAAGCAGTTGCGGCTGAAGCCCGGATCCAGAAAATACGGGAACATCGAACTCAGCAACGGGCAGACAATGCCAAAAACGCAGGTCGTGATACCGCTCGGGGATGGCAGAAAATTTACGATCGAAAGCAATACGAGGGTCATCGTATCGGATGCTTGGTCCAAGCCATCAAGCGACGAGATACCGGCGCGAAAGCGTGTTATGTTTCTCAGCTTGCCGAGGGTAAAATGGCTTGAGCGGCCGGTGATATGATGGCGGCCTATTACAACGAGATTGAGCCGTTTGCAGCTCATGTTTTGAGGCAATTGATAAAGGACGGCGTCATCGCGGATGGCGATGTTGATACCAGGAGCATCGCCGATGTCGGACCAGAAGACCTTGCCGGATACACACAGTGCCATTTCTTCGCAGGAGGAGGGCTCTGGAGCGTTGCAGCCAGACTTGCAGGGTGGCCAGACGACAGACCTCTTTGGACAGGCTCCTGCCCGTGCCAGCCGTTCTCGGTCGCGGGTAAGGGAGCCGGAACCGACGATCCAAGGCACCTGTGGCCGCACTTTCATCGCCTCATCCGTTCCTGCCGGCCCCCTGTCGTCATGGGAGAACAGGTTGCGGGAGCGGCTGGCTATGGTTGGTTCGACGGAGTTCACGCTGATTTGGCGGGAGAAGGTTACGCCAGCCGGGCGGTTGATATCCCGGCTTGCTCCGCAAACGCGCCGCACATCCGATCAAGATTGTATTGGATCGCAGCAGACGTGGCCAACGCCGAAAGCATCGGACGGAGAGGGCGGCCGCACGACGAAGACGAAAGGCGGCGGGAACAGCCATCTGCCGATCCATGCGCGGGAGGCGGCGATGTGGCCAACGCCACGGACAACGGATGCGGCGGCGGGTCGGTTGCTGACGGAGGACGGGAAGCGCACGAACGAGACGGGGGCAATGACTTTTGGGGCGAACGTGTCGGACCTGGTGCATCTGTATCCGACGACGACGACATGGCCGACGCCGACGACGCGGGACGGGAAGGACGGACAATTCTGCCCGAACGTGCCGACGAACAGTCTGCTTGGTCGCGAGGTGTGGAATGGCGACGAGGCGCAGACGGAAAAACGAGGCGCGTTAAATCCGGAGTTCGTCTTCTGGTTG